TGGCACTAAACAAACAACAGCTTTTGTAGAAGAAACACCTAGCATGATCAGCAGCGGTAATACTGCTCCAGGATCAGCTGTTGTGGCAAATGAGACATCTGTTGATGTTAACTTCTCAGGTTCTGGCACAAAGTTCAAATTTAAATCAAACGGCGATCTACAAATTAATAGCGGAGACATTGTAAACCAAAGTAACGTTTCTCTGTTTGCTAATAAAGTAACTGAACCAGCGCCATCTACGTTTGGCACTATCGCAACTGTTATATCTTCTCCAACCCAGAATGTAAACTGGACTGCTGGTACTGGAATTGCTGGCGGTATTTCTAATTCTAATATTGGTATCAGTATTACCAATGGTGTTCCTACTTTCACTATTAACGATGCTGGTGTGCCAGGAAGATACGTTGGTGAGCAAATCTTTAATATCACAGGTTCTACTTTTGGGGGCACTGACGGTATTGACGATATGGTTATTATCGTTGACACTGTATCAGATAATGTAACTGAACTAGATGTAACGAAAGATGTACACTACCTTGAAGAAGGAGATTACAACTTACCAGATGGCGTAGAAGGTAAAGTTATCCAGTTCGTTCCAAAGACAACTAGAAACGTTTGGTTGAGAGTAGCAAACCTAGCTTACATGGCATACAATGAACAATCTCAATCGTTTAATTTAAGAACTGTTGGCACTGACTATTGGTTCAACCCATTCTATGTTCAAGATCAAGGTAGTGGTAGCCTTCAGTCTCAAGTAGTAACAACTGCCGTATTTATTGGCGGCGCTTGGAACTTCTCTAACGGAGTTATTGATTAATGTTAAACGATAGTGTATTTTATCACGGTATTGTTAGAAAATGTATTATCGGCTTCGGTCGTTTATTTTCTAACATCTATATTGACCGTAAGATTAGCGATCCAGTTAATGGAGTTCAGGCACAACGCCTTCATGTCCCATTGTCTTATGCGCCTAAAGAAAAGTGGTTGGTTCGTTTGGATGAAGACCCAACATTAGAGAATCACACCCTTACTTCTCTACCAAGACTATCATTTGAAATTATTGCTTACACTTACGACTCTTTGCGTAAAGTAAACCGTATGCAATATATGAAGAATGATGCAGCTTCAACTAACGAAAATTCTAGCGCACTAATTAGAACTCCAGTTCCATATAACATTGATATGTCTTTGTATATTATCACAAAGACTCAAGAAGACGCTTTACAAATCATCGAGCAAATTCTACCATGGTTCACGCCAGAATATTCAATGACTATTAATGCTGTTGATGAAATGGGTATTAAACTAGACGTGCCTGTGGTTCTAAACTCAGTTATTGTCTCGGACGAATTTGAAGGTACATTCCAACAAAGACGTTTTGTGATTCACACTATTAACTTCCAAATGAAAGTTAGTATGTTTGGTCCAGTTTCTCAGCAAGGTGTTATCCTTCAAGCTGATGCTGGTTTGGGTATGAATACAGATCCATCAACTCCAATTGATGCCAAATATAGAGCCACTGGCGAGTTTGGCCCAGACGGAGAACAAATTATAACATCTGATGGGTGGATTAACGAACTTTAAATTATGGCTGAAATTTATAATAGTAATGCGAACTTAAAAGCTGCTGGTATTAGTTTTCAATTTACTCCTGACCAAGTTCAGGAGTATATCAAATGCTCGCAAGACCCAATCTACTTCATCGAGAATTATTGTTACATCGTTACACTTGACTACGGTTTAAAGCTATTCAAGTTGTACGATTGTCAAAAGAAGAAGATTGACATCATTCATAATAACCGTCGTGTTATTCTTATGGAAGGTCGTCAGCAAGGTAAGACGACTTCTTCTGCAGCGTACATTCTCTGGTACACCCTATTCCAAGCTAACAAACAAGTGGCTATCTTGGCCAACAAAGCTGCAGCTGCACGTGAAGTTTTGGATCGTTACCAAACGATGTATGAACACTTACCTAAGTGGATGCAACAAGGTGTTACTGGTTGGAACAAGGGTGACATTGAATTAGAAAACGGTTCAAAGGTATTCACCGCTGCGACTGGTAAGTCTGGTATTCGTGGTAAGTCTGTTAACATGTTGTACGTTGACGAAGCTGCGATTATTCCAAACAACGTTGCCGAAGAATTCTTTACTGCGGTTTACCCAACTATTTCTGCGGGTCAAACAACTAAGATTCTACTATCTTCTACTCCACTAGGTTACAACCACTTCTGGCGTTTCTGGAATGACGCTGAGAACGATCGTAACGGTTTCGTTCCTCTATTCATTCCATATTGGGAAATTCCAGGTCGCGATGAAGCATGGGCTGAAGAACAACGCAGAATGCTTGGTGAACTTAAATTCAACCAAGAGGTTCTGTGTAACTTCTTGGGTTCTAGCTTAACCCTAATCCGTGCTGACGCTATTGCTAAGATGACGGTTGACCAACCAATCTACAGTAATGATGGTTTAGACGTATTCCAAAAGCCTCAGAAGAACCACACTTACTGTGGTGTTATTGACGTGGCCCAAGGCGTTGAGGGTGACTCTTCAACTATTCAGATGATTGATATTACAGAGGTGCCGTATCGTATTGTGGCTAAGTATCGCCGTAATGATATCACCCCTCTACTATTCCCGTCTGTAATTTTTAAAGTTGCAACAGAATACAATAACGCTTTTATCTTGATTGAAACAAACGTTTCCGACCAAGTGGCTCAGATTATGCACCAAGAATTAGAATATGAGAACATTCTAATGGTGTCTAGGGCGAACGGCGTTCAGGCTATCGGTGGTGGCTTTGGTGGTGCCAAATCACAGTTAGGTGTTAATACTGACAAGCGTGTGAAACGTATCGGTTGTCATAACTTTAAAGCCATCGTTGAAGAAAACAAGCTACTTATCACAGACCCAGATACTATCTCTGAGATATCTACATTTATTGAGAAGCGTGGCTCTTATGAAGCTGACGAAGGGTATCATGATGACTTGGTTATGCCGTTAGTTCTGTTCGGGTGGCTGACAACACAGCCATATTTTAAAGAACTAAATAACATTAATATGCGCAAGATTATGTATGAAAAGCAGATGAAAGCTATCGAAGAAGACTTAACCCCATTTGGATTCTATGATGACGGTAACCCAGAAGCTGATCCTTTGAATTTCTAAGTGAAAACTTGTAAAAACTAAATAAATTAGTAGACAGTTTTGTCTAGGCAATCATTATAAACAAGGAGAACAACAATGCCGTTTCAATTATCTCCAGGCGTTGCAGTCGTAGAAAAAGACTTTACTTCTATCGTTCCTGCCGTTGCGACCTCTATCGGAGCGTTCGCTGGCCAGTTCGACTGGGGTCCTGTTTTGGAACCAATCACAATTACCTCAGAAGATGAGTTAGTTCGTCGTTTCGGTACTCCAAATACAAACAACTTCCAATCTTTCTTCACTGCTGCTAACTTCCTATCTTACTCTAATAACCTACTATTAGTTCGTCAACAAACTACTAACATGAAGAACGCTGTTGTTACTCCAACTGGCGCAGTTACTTCTGTTGATGTTGTTCAAAGCGGTACAGGTTATGACTCTCTATCAAGCCCTCCATCTGTTCAGATTTTGACAGAAGGTCTTCTTGATACTGTTACTGTAACAAACCAAGGTACTGGTTATGTTAACAGTGGTATGACTTTCCCAACAGTCACAGTAAATGACCCAACTGGTGTGGGTGCTGTGCTAGAGGCTAATATTTCTGGCGGTAGAATTACTTCTATTGATATTATCGCTCCAGGTGCTGGTTATACAAATCCAACAATTACTATCACTGGTGGTAATGGTACTGGCGCTGCTGCTACTGTAACTGCAAAAGACGTACAAGAGCCAGGCGGCGTTGCGCCAGCTGCTGTTGCAGTTCTTTCTGGTGGTGCAATCACTGCTGTAAACTTATCATCTGGTGGTTCTGGATACACTTCTGTACCAAACGTTTCTGTCGTTACTGCCAATGGTGATGCTGGTACAGGTGCAACTGCTACTGCAGTTCTTTCTGGTTCTGGTGTTACTGGTATCACAGTTGGTAACTCAGGTACTAACTATACTTCCCCAACAGTGTCTTTCACTGGTGGCGGTGGTTCTGGTGCTCAAGCAACTGCAGTGTTATCTGGTGCAGTTTCTTCTATCACTTTAATTAGCGCTGGTTCTGGATATTCTTCTAACCCATCTGTAACTATTACTGGTGGCGGTGGTTCTGGTGCAACTGCTACTGCAACAACTGACGGTAATGCAATTACTTCTATCTCTATCGTTTCAGGCGGTGCAGGATATACTTCTGAACCAACTGTAACTATTACTGGTGGCGGTGGTTCTGGTGGCGTGGCTGACTCTATTGTCGACTACAGCCTAATCGCTTCTATCAACGTAACTTCTGCTGGTGTTGGATATACTACTGCTCCAACTATCGTTATCAGTGACGCAACTGGTTCTGGTGCAACTGCAACAGCTGCTATTGGAACAAGCTCAATCGCTTCTATCAATATCGCCAATGGCGGTTCTGGTTACAAGAAGACGCCAACTGTAACTATTACTGGTGGCGGTGGTTCTGGTGCTGCAGTTGGTTCTGTTACTGTTGGTTCTTCTTCAGTTATCGGTGTTACTGTTACTGAAGGTGGTACTGGTCTTTCTTCTGCTCCAGCTATCATTATTGAAGACGCTAATTCTGAAAACGGTATTACTGCAGTTGCTACTGCTAATATCGCAACAGCTGGCGTTGCTATCCTTAATGGTCAATTCTACTCTGCTAACTTTATTAATGGTGGCGGTGTTGTTGGTGAGTGGGCTGCTAAGTACCCAGGAAAACTAGGTAACTCCCTAAAAGTATCTATGGCTGACCGTGATACTTATTCTACTTGGGCTTATAAAGACGAGTTCGACTCTGCTCCAGGTACTTCTGAAGGCGCTGCAATTATCGGCGGTTCTAACGACGAAATGCACATTATCGTTATCGACGAAAAGGGTTATATCTCTGGCGTTGAAAACGCTGTACTAGAAAAGTACGCTTTCGTATCTAAGGCTTCTGATAACAAGAAAACTGACGGTACAAACAACTACTACAAAGACGTTATCAATGGTCGTTCTGAGTGGTTGTGGTGGACTGACCACACTGACCTAGTTGCTGGCGGTTATGAAGCAACTAACTGGGGTGTCCCAATGGCTGGAACTGCGTTCAAGTCTATGACTGCTCCGTTAACTCAGTCTCTATCTGGCGGCGTTGATGATAACTCTTCAACTGACGGTCAAAAGATGGCTGCATATGAGTTGTTCGCTAACGCTACTTTGTATGATATCAACTTGATCATGATGGGTAAAGCTAATTCTACTGTTACTAACTTTGTTATTGACAACGTTGCTTTATCTCGTCTAGACGCCGTTGTGTTCATCTCCCCAGAAGATCCTGACTCTGGTGAAGTTATCATCGGCGATGGCGCTACACACGTTAACAAGATTATCGACTTCCGTAACGAACTAGGTTCTAACTCTTACTCTGTAATGGATTCTGGTTATAAGTACCAATATGACCGTTACAATGACGTATACCGTTGGGTTCCATTGAACGGCGATATCGCTGGTCTATGCGCTCGTACTGACTACACTAACGATCCATGGTGGTCTCCAGGTGGTCTAAACCGTGGCCAGATCAAGAACGTTGTTCGCTTGTCTTGCAACCCTAACCAAACTATGCGTGATAACTTGTACCGTAACTCTATTAACCCAGTTGTTACATTCCCAGGTCAAGGTACTGTATTGTTCGGTGATAAGACTCTATTGACTAAACCATCTGCGTTTGACCGTATCAACGTTCGTCGCTTGTTTATCGTTCTAGAGAAGTCTATCGCTACTGCTGCTAAGTATCAGTTGTTCGAGTTCAATGATGCGTTCACTCGTGGTCAGTTCCGTAACTTGATCGAACCGTTCTTACGTGATGTCCAAGGTCGTCGTGGTATTACTGACTTCCTAGTTAAGTGTGATGAGTCTAATAACAGTGGTGAAGTTATCGATCGTAACGAATTCGTTGCCGATATCTTCGTTAAACCTACTCGTTCTATTAACTTTATTACGCTTAACTTCGTGGCTGCCCGCTCAAGCATCGCCTTCAGCGAAATCGGTGGCTAACTTTAGATGAGGGGAAGAAATTCCCCTCGTTTAAAACGAATAAATATAAGTAATAACAAGGAGATTTAAATGGCAAATATTGCTGACTTTAAAGCACAGATGATTGGTGGCGGCGCACGTCCCAACCAATTCCGTGTTGAGTTGACATTCCCGTCATTCGTTACACTTGGCGTTATCGCTGGTCAGCGTGCACAGTTCCTATGCCGTGCTGCTTCTTTACCAGCTTCTACGATTGAAACTATTTCAATTCCATATCGTGGTCGCCCTGTGAACTTTGCTGGTGAACGTTCATTCCAACCATGGACTGTATCGATCTATAACGATACAACTTTCAACATCCGTAACGCCCTAGAGCAATGGCAGTCTGGTATTCAACAATACAACACAACTAACGGTCGTACTAACCCTACTGACTATCAAGTTGACTTGTCTGTTCACCAACTTGACCGTAACGGTGCAACTATCAAATCGTACAAGTTTACTGATTCGTTCCCAACTAACATTGGCGCAATCACTCTTGACTACGAACAACAAAACGCAATCGAACAATTTGACGTTGAATTCGTTTACAACTTCTTCACTTCTAACGAAGGTGCTGGTGCTGGCTTCGGTATTAATGTTGGTATCAATACTCCAGTTGGTACTTTCCCAGTTTAATCTGAACAAGAAGGATAATTTATAATGCAGCTGTTTGGCTTTGAAATCAAACGTTCGAAAGATGAGCAGGTTCTACCGATTCCTTCGGTAGTTCCTCCATCGAATCAAGACGGAAGTACCATAGTAAATACTGGCGTTAATGCTGGTGGCTACTATGGTATGGTCGTCGATTTAGACGCATCCCTAAAAAACGAAAACGACCTTATTCGCCGTTATCGTGAGATTGCTCAATACTGCGATTGTGATGCAGCTATTGAAGATATTGTTAATGAAGCACTTATCTCTGATGAAACTAAACGCCCAATTGAAATTATCTTGGACGATCTAAAAGTTTCTGAAGGTATCAAAAATAAAATCTCTGATGAGTTTGTTGAAGTTCTTAGATTACTAAAGTTCAACGACCGTGGTCATGAGATTTTCCGTCAGTGGTATATTGACGGTCGCTTGTATTACCAAGTCCTGTTAGATGACGCTAACGTCAAGGCTGGTATTCAGGAACTACGTTTTATCGATCCCCGTAAGATCCGTAAAATCAAGAACATTAAAAAAGAGAAGACACCACAAGGTGTTGAGATTGTTAAGACTATCGACGAGTTCTACCTTTACAACGATAAGGGTATGTCTGAGCAATCAACACAAGGTGTAAAACTTCCAGTTGATTCTGTGGTTCATTGCCCATCTGGCGTGATCGACATGAACTCAAACATGACGCTTTCTCACTTACATAAAGCGATTAAGCCGACTAACCAATTAAAGATGATTGAAGACTCTTTAGTCATCTATCGTATTTCACGTGCACCAGAACGTAGAATTTTCTATGTTGACGTTGGTAACTTACCAAAGCTAAAAGCTGAGCAGTATGTTAACGACATCATGAACAAGTTCCGTAACAAGATTGTTTATGAC